GATGGGAGTTTACGGTCTGCTCAAGGCGAATCAGGCCCTTCATCTTCAGGACGGCCATTGAACTCCTCACCTGGCGGCAGAACTCCAGGTACGTAGGCATCGTCGGCTCCTTATGAGAATCCAGTTTGTCCTGATGCATGGCTCTTAGGATAGTCATGCAGGCATCCTCAACTGCTTTCATTCCAATTCCTTTATGTCCTTGGAATTTATACTGTAAAGCAGAAATGCTGCAAATAGAAAGTTGGGAACGGCAAGAAAGGTTAGCGGATGTTCGAAATTCGCACCACTGAGCAGCACGAGGGACGAAACAAAATAGGTTCCGATGAGAAAATGTTTGATTTTCATAAGTTAGTATTTTATAGATTGAAGAATAATAACAGCACGAGTGTCCTCTTCGACCTTCCGGACGAGAATGTCGCTGACACGGTAGTGACGCATCCCGTTCTTGCCGGAACCGCTGAAAACTGGCTTGATGCGCCCGTCCTTGGCGGCATCGGTAAACCATTTTCCGTAACTGAGAACAGCCTGTCTGTAGGAGATTTCGCCGGACGAGACTCCAAGCGTCTCTAGCGTTCTGGCTACGCCGATTCCCGTTGCGTTCTGGATAATATTTCTGAGGAGGTCATTCATACCTGTGTACTGTGCAGGTCATTTCGATGGAATTTCTTCTGGTGGAAAACCTCTTGCCCTGAAAGAATCCCAGCTCTGAAGCGTAGCCCCTAATGGTACCTTGTGAGTAGTCGCGAAGGGAAACAGTTAGAGATTGGCCCTTCTTAAGGTCTGAGATTCTTCCCCTTAGGCTTTGTTTTTGTTCCATATTGTTCTAATTTTGTGACCCTTTGTGGTTAATGTGTTCGTTAGTGTGTGCAAAATTAGAACAAAATATGAACCTACCAAAACAAAATCCGAATAAAATTAGTATCGGTGTCAATTTTAACCTTTAATAACAGATTATGAATGAAAACGAGGAACGGCTCCAACGACTGGAGGAGTTGTACAGTCAGCTTGAGGAAAGACTGATTGTGAGGAACAAGAAGGAACTGGCCAAGAAACTTGGATGCAGTTACACTGGCCTCATCAATGCGTTCAGCGGTCGGCCGAAAAGCTGCACCGAAAGCCTGCTGATTAAGGTGCAGCGGCTGCTTGAAAATGGCTCGTCAGAAGAAGTCCCGAACGGGAAAATCCCCCTGATCCCAATAACCGCGTGGGGCGGCTCGCTGGATAACTTCGACGGATCCGCCGAACTGGCCAAGTGTGAGATGGTGACCAGCCCCATAGCCGGTGCCACATTCGCTATTCAGGTGGCGGGCGATTCGATGGCACCCGACTACCCCGCAGGAAGTCAGGTCATCGTCAAGCGCATCAACGAGAAGGCCTTCATCGAGTGGGGTAAGGTCTATGTCTTGGACACCGAGAACGGTGCCATCATCAAGGAAATAAGGAAGTCTGAGGAGGACGGCTGCGTGTGCTGCCACTCCATCAACGAGAACGGGAAGTACCTTCCGTTCGACGTGGACATGAAGTCCATCAGGGGATTCTACAGAGTTCTGATGGTCATGAGCCTGAAATGAGAAATGGCCGACTGCTCACGCCGGCCATCAGGAGCAAAACGAATGTGTTATAAAAAAACCGTTTGCAAAGATACGAACTTTTTCCTTATCTTTGCAGCGTGAAGGAGAGAAAAACTCTCATTTGTAGGATTGAATGGGGAAAGGGAGACCGTGAGGCCTCCCTTTCTTTCTGTTGCCCCGTCCGGTCTAACTCGAAGAGGTCTGCTATGTTGCAGCCCAGAGCGGCCGCTATGGCTGTGAGAGTTGACAGCTTGGAGTCCGTCAGGCCAGACTCTATGTCGCTTATTGTGGCCTGACGCAGACCCGTCTTCTTGCAAAGCATGGTACGAACTTGGTACAAACTTGGTACGAACTTGGTACGGAAATTGTTGCAGTCAAGGGAGGGGACAGATTGTCCCATTCCCCCTTGGTTGCAAGACGGTTGCAAGACGGTTGCAAGACCAATTATGACTATTTACGACTATTTCTCCGGCCACTGGAACAGTGCCAGCACCTTCCGGTTCGCCTCGTTGATGAGCTTCCAGTTCCGCTCTGCGTAGATGTCGGTAATGGCGAAATCGCCGACGTGGCCCAGACACTCGTCGATGGTGCTCTTCTCAATGCCGATAGATCGCGCCAAGGTGGCCCATGTGTGACGAGCTGCATAGAACGTGAACTTGTCGATGCCGTTCTTCCGGCACCACGCTTCGTACAGCTCGTTGAACCGCCTGGACGAGTTGTTGACCGAATTGCAATGCGAAGCCTGAGGGCAGAGCAGCTTGCTAGGACCGTACCGCTTTGCATAGACGGCCACATGTGGCGGCACATCCACCCGCATCTCCGACTTGTCAGCCCGGCGTGTCCTCGTCTTGTGCCGGTTATAGACCCAGACCTTGGCAGCCTTCGCACCGTAAAGGTCGGCCATGTTCGCACCCATCAGGAGGAAAGATATGACGAAGGCATCCAAAGCCGTACCAGTCGGCCCTGACTCCTTGTGTAAAATGACGCGCTGCATAAGTTCCTGTCCGACCGACTTCTGACCGTGGGGAATCTTCTTCGGAATCTTCAGACCCTCAAAGGGTGAGCGGGGAATGAGCACCCGCCCCGTGTCCTCGTCGTTGTAGATGGACTTGGCGTGCTTGTGGGCCGATGAGAGGAACTGGATGATGTTGTTGATGAAGCCTGAGTTGCCGAGTTTATCTCGGTTGCAGAGGGACGGCTGCTGCTGGTACCAGCAGATGAACTCGGTCATCATGGATCGCGTGACCTGATTGATGTCAACTTCGCCGCCCGGGAGGAACCGGGCGAAGGAATTAACCAGAGTAGCATAGCTCTTTGACGTGGTGCTGCTCTTGCTGGCGGCGAAATCACGGCAGAACTGGACGAACGGCAGTCTGAAACTGTCATCGGACAGACGCTGGCGGATGAACGCAACCACGAAGTCAACGTCCTTGTCAGGGAGCGAGGCCATGGGAAGGTCGGCGGCCACGCGCCGCATATCGTCACACAGGGAGTTGGCCTTGGAGAGCTGCCAGCAGGGCTTGATTTTCATAGCCCTCGTGACTTCGGCCTTTGTGATAAAGATTGATGTCGGCAGCATCCGGCTCTTACCCTTGTACGTTACGCGGATTTTCACGTTGCACGAGCCGTCTTGCCTGAAATGGTGACGGAACACCACTGGCTTGAAGGAGATCATTGGGTCTAGGACTGAACAAAATACGAACAAAAATTCGCGGCAAATATATACATATCTGTCGATTTTTGAAAGATTGTCCTAAAGTTAACCTGCTGAAAGTGATTAAAATCAGCCTATTGCGGGAATATCTGTGAAAAATATGTATCTTTGCGCGGTGATTTCGGCTTAATGACTGATTTTATTGCGATTATAAGCGATTTTGCAAAGGGCGTTTTCGGGGCTCTGAACAAAATCCGAACAAAAGTTGCGAAAATCCTGTCGGCCGCTCCGTTATCGCAGCAAAGATAGGATTTTCTTTCGTCTTGCAAAAAAATCAGAGTCTCAATCCGAACAATTTAGCAAAAAGAATGACCAGCAGAACTCCCGCCACCACCAGAGCCACAGTTCCAGCCGACATCCTGAATCTCTGCCACGCAGTCAGCTCAGCCGGAACGTCCACACTGACCGTCACGGTGTCGGTGTGCGACTCATAGACGGTGTCGCACACATAGCGGTCACGATAGACGTAGCGGTAGACGTAGGACGTGACCGTGTCCCCCTTCTCCACGACCCGCACAGAGTCGTGTACATAGATGCTGTCACGCATCACCTGAGAGACGTAGAGTGTGTCAGTCTGATGCTGCACAACCGGCTCAATCGTCCGGCAGGAGCACAGCAGCAGGAGCAGCAGTGGCACGACCTTTGTTGCGCTTGTAAAGTTAATGTTAACCCCCATCACCCACGAAACATATAGACCTTCTGACCCTTGTCGTAGATGTCCACATGGAGCCAGTCCACCCCGTCCTCCATGCGGATGTTGCAGGGCAGCAGATGTGCCGCCGCCCTGATGGCAGAGCGCATCTGCTCGGCGGTCATGTCCTTGCATGATGCATCGAAGGCAGCACCCACGCAGTGACTGGAGAGATACGGCCCCTTCTTCTCACGGACAAGGTCGCACCAGTTGCAGCGGAACCCGCGCTGGTGCCACGTCTGGTTGTTGACGGTCATGGGGCGCTTGATGATGTCACGCCTGATGACCAGAAGGGTCTCCAGCAGCTCGGTGCGGAGTACGTCCCAGGCATTGGAGCCAAGGCGGTCAACGGTGTGCTGGCATACCAGCTCCTCGATTCTGAAATACTGCTTCAGTTCTCTGATTGTGTCTTCTCGCATATCCTGCACTTGTCCTTGAGCCGTCTGTCGTTCGCCGCATCAACCGGGCATTCCATGTTGGGGTTAGTCCGCTTGGCCTCGCACAGACGGGTCTGTGTGATGATGTACGTCTTCTCCATTGAGTCCTGCCGCTCCTTGCTAAGGTCGGCCTCCACCCGCTCCATCCATTCCCGCTGGGTCTGGATGAACTCGGTGTAGAGGTCGTAGGGGGACTTCTTCTTGTTTATGAGGGCGACGACAACGGTCGTGATGCCGCCGCCCCCTATCAGTCCTATGAGCAGTTCAGTCCAGTTCACTTCAGCAGATTCTTGGCCAGTTTGACTCCTGTAGGCACGGCGGCGGCAATGACGCAGCAGCACCCCGCGAAAGCGACCCACTCGCCAATCTGACCGAGTGCGACCAGTGACCAGATGCTGCCTATCAGCATCATCATTAAGACTACCATGCAGCCTATTTTCTTCAGTGATTCCATAAGATTATTGTGTTAAAGTTTGGCAATAATAGCTTTCGATTGCGACTTGGCAGTAGCGCGCCATTCCTGCATCTCGTTGTAGGCCTGCAAGTGTTCAGGCTCTTCGTCTCCTATCAGGTGTTGTTGACGATAGCCTGCATCGAATCGTCAGAATATCGGCATCTGATGATTGCTGACACAAGGTCTCCGTAGAAAACTGGCTGGCGAAGGGTCACCTCCTCGCATTCCACTTGGTCAGGCATTCCTCCCTCCTGCTTCCATTCTTCTAGGAATCGGAACGTAATGTCTGCGAAGAACTTATTCTGTGCCATTGATTCTTGTTTTTAATTGTTCGACTTCGTTGCGGAGCGCGACAATCTCCTTGGCGCACTCAATGCCGATGACCGCGCCCAATGTAGCATAGTCCAGCGTGAGCCGTCCTGCCTTGTCGGCCTTGACGAGTTCGGGGCAGAGCTTCTGCACCTCCTGCGCAATAGTGCCTATCCGCTGCTCGTCCTTGCCGATAAAGTTGAAGCGCACGACTGGCAGGGTTGCTATGTCCTCTGCCGTCAGTTCCGCGTCCGTGATGTTCTCCTTCATCGTTCGGTCTGACCACTGGTGGAGGGACTGGCAGTACATATCATAGGTGGTTGACTGGTCGCTGCTGGAGGCAAAGGTGTCGGCCTCTATGTAGCAGTCCATGTTAGGACGAATCGTCATGCTGCCGTCAGTCTCAACCAGCATACGCGCCTGTCTGCTGCTTCTCTCTATTATTGTGTCGTTGAGTATCTTCATGTCACCCCATTATGACTACGTTGTACACTTTTCCGTTAGCAGGAGCAGCACCGAATTTGACCTGCACGGTGTTGGCCGTGTTGGCCACCACGTCCGTCAGCACCTGCTCGTGGCTTGATGCCTCGTATATCTGTACAATCGGTGACTGGGTATTGATGTAATGTGTCAGCGTGAAGGTTGTCGTGCTGCCGTTGCCCGTGATGTTAGCGCGGAATATCTTCGGGGTCGTGGCCTTGGGGGCGTACTTGTCGGAGAGCGAAGTGCTACCTTCGTAGATTGTGTTCGCGTATATATTATCCCATTTTTTCGCCGAGCTGCCGAGGTCGTAGCTGTCGCTTTCAGCCGGTATGACCGTGCCGTCAATCTCGAGGTTGCCGTACGGTGAGATAGTCATCACACCGCTGTCAGTATGTGAAATAGTTGCAGACTTCATCGATGAGCTGCTACCGGTTGAGAGCGTGAGATTGGACTGGCCGCTGGCCTTGTTAATCTCAAGGTCGCCGCCGAGCGTTCCACCCTCTGCCTTCTTGAGGTAGTCGGAGGGGGTGAGGTTGCCGGAGTGAAATATGTTGAACCAATCGTGCCAAGTTCCGTTGTCTTGAAGTCTGCGGAATAAAAGATCCTCAGATGGACCTCCGTAAGTACACAATTGAAATCCTACATAGTTTGTAACAACCGAGAGGCCAGAATAGAACGGGGCAGGAGCACCAGTTGCTTGATTGCCCCTTGAAACGATAGGAATTATTCTATTACTTTCTTTGGCAAAATTCCAATTGTTCGTCTCATTAGCGAGACTGCAATATCCGCCGCTTACATTTTTCGAAGTCCCGTTTGATGTGATGAAGCCGCTGGGGTTGGTGGCAAGATAGTACTTGCTGGAGAGCGGGTTGTTACCCTCGTAAATGATAGGAGCCTTGAGGGCCAGCGATGATGCTATGGTGTCAACCGATTCTTCCGAACTGAGCGATAATGTCCCCGCTGGATGGTCAATGTTGTGACCGCCTATGTAGATAGGGCCGAAAACACTCAGGCTATGCGAGTTATTGAGACCGCCGATTAGGAGGTTGCCGTCAATAGTGCCGCCGCTGAGAGGTAGGTAGCCGTCAATATTTCCTTGAAGAATATCGAACATCGTCTGCGCGTACGGCTCTGAGCCTGCAAAGCTCTCGTTAGCAATGATGCTATCGCCCGGCTCGACAACCGCCGTACCGAAATACAGTTTTCCGCTCGTATGCCCTTGCGGGTTCACGACCTTGTAGAAATTTCCCTTGCGGTTAGGCTCAGAACTGAACATCGAAGCCGTGATGCTCTGACCGCTTTCGGTGGACGGGGTGACCGTGCCCTTATAGACCATCGCGTTGGTCTCCAGTGCTTCGATGGCGTCGTGTATGAGGTCTTGGACTTCAACCTTTATATATCCCCATGTGCCGATGACACCTTCATCAAGATGACCTTGGCTATATTGGTTGAGGTTCGCAATCATATCATTAGCGATGCCGTTCTGCCTGCTGTCAAGCAGGTAGAGGAAGTTATACCGCTCGAGAGGCCCGCCGCTACCGGGGGTATCGTCAGAGATGCCGAGCATGAGGCGGTTGCCGTTCTGCGTGTCCACCTGTATGAGGCCGACCTTCCAGCCGACCGATGACGGCCCTGCCTGATGCTGCACGAGTGCGTTCTGTAGCTCGAACTTGTTCAAGTCTAGTGCTGATAGTACTTTCATATCTGTGTGTTGTTAGTTCAAAATCGCTTTGCCGCTGAATGATGCGCCGAAGTGCACCTTGACCTGACTCATGCTTATGTACTCGACATCTCCGAATACCTGATAGCCGTTAGAGTCGATCGTGGTCACTGACGGGTACTTGTTCAGGCTGTGGTTTATTACCCAGGGGTTGGAGGCTGCAACGGTGATAACGTCTGTCTTGTCACCGGTTCCTCCGCCTCCTCCGCCACCCTGATTGAACTCCTCCCAAGTCGCACCAGTGAAGCGGTATGTCTTCCTGGTCTCCTTGCAGTAGGACAGATGCCCCTCGTCAATGTCGGATACCGGCCACGCCAGCATGGCGGCCATCGTGTCAAAGGAGTCACGAACGAAGTTCGGCTGCGTGCCCCTGTAGTCATAGTTCTGTATGGATTTCAGCGCCATATCACTCGAAGTTTAAAGAATAGTCCGATACCGATGATGGCAGCGTCTGGCAAGCGACGAAGTAGTCACGGCCGTTGATGACGACCGATGACATTGTAAAACCGTTTGTCTGAACCTGCCCGCCGCCGTCCGTTATCCGGTTGATCTGACGGTCGGCCCAAGCGAAGACGATCCTCTTGTTTCTCATCGATATATTATTCTGTGTGTGACTTTCACCCTGCACGGTCACGGCCGTGAGTGCGGCCACGGAAGCAGCCGACACCACGAAGTCGGAATCGACTATACCGAAATGCGCCGGATAGTCGAAGCGAACCGCACAGCTGTCCTCCTGACAGTATGAGGTCATATAGACGGCCTTGGCTGTGATGGCATGGTTAGCCTTGGTGATGGAGTAGGGCCACGTCATTCCGCTGACGGCCTGAGTAACTGGGAGGATGTGCAGACCGTCACTCAGCTGGAAGGAGTCCAGGTCGGTGACGGCCAGCGGGGTCTCAGCTCCGGTCAGAGGGTTCTTGAATGCTATCGTCCAAGTCAGGGCGGGGAATTCGACGCTGACGGCTGATGACGGCTTGACCTTCACGCCGTCGATGAGGATGCTCACCTTCAGCGCGTTCTCCTTGTAGGTCATCGCTCCGGTCCCCTTCAGGGTGAGCGAGACGGCAGCGCTCTGTCCGTTCCCGGCCGAGAAAGACAGGTCGGTGATGATGCAGTAGCCCTGCATCATGAGCTGGCTGTCCTGAGTGTAGCCAGATGGTGACACCGCATCCGGGTGGGCGGTCACTGAAGCCAGACGGCAGAGCAGCGGTGTGCCGGAAATCATGAGCGTGGCCAGCTCCTCACGGTTGGCCGACGGAACAAGAAAAGAGCCCCGCATCCCGAAGGAGAGGCTCTTGGGCTTGACTTCCGTCCACTGCCCGGTACTCACGTCGGACATCTCGGCAGACAGGGTCACCTCGCACGAGGTGGAGCAGGCGAACGCCTGCCACTGCTGGTTCACCTGCCTGAATAGAATTATGTTCTTCGCTGAAGCCGTTGCCATCCCCACATCTTTTATTGACGTGGATAAACGGCCTTCGGCCTACTTAGGCCAGAGACAGAGCACCGGTTCCTGCGATGTCAAGCGAATATACGGTCTTGTCTCCGTTGTTGGCCGACAGCCTGACTGAGGATATATAGCCGTAGCCGGTGTAGCGGGCCCGTGTGTCGATAACGAACTCCGACGGCAGCACTTCCTCCGGATGGGCCTGCACGGACGAAATCATGACCCGCAGTTTCTGCTTGTTGATGGCCATCGCTATGGGCGAGTCCTGCGGCGTGAGCGACGGCACCAGAAAGGAGCCGCGCATCGACCATGACAGCCGACGCTGCTTGGAGTTTCTCCATCCGCCTAAGTTGGCATCCAGAGTCTGAGCCTGAATGTCTATGTCGCACTCAGTCGAGCAGGCGACTGCCTTCCATGTCTGACCGACTTCTATGAACAGTATTACGTCTTTCCCCTTGAGCATTTTTTTTGCGCTGTTAAGTTAATGTTAACCCCAACACGGCGGAAAATTCACTGCGTGGTGTCGTAGAATCTTACCGTCTCTGTTCCTTCGATAAAGTCTCTGTCTATTCCGGTAATCCTGTACACCGAATCGTAGAGCGTGAAGAAGTCGTAATCGGCATCCTCTGCCATCGTGAGAGTCCTCACCGTGTGGGTCTTGTTTCTGATGGCCTTGAGCCTTGAAAGAAGTTTCTCCTCCGGTCTCACCAATTGAGCGCCTTCGAACATCCGGTACTGCTTGAGATACGAGCCGCCGTGGGTCAGCAGGGTCTCACCTGCGACGTTCCGGTTACGGGTGGCCATCTCAAGAGTGACCTCTGTCTCGTCATCGAAGACTGCGCCAGTCAGCGCGGAGTAACGGTTCTCCTGCTGGCTCAGGAGCTCGGCCGAGTCCGATGTCAGGCCGCTGCTTCCACGGTTTCCCGACTGAGACGAATAGCCCAGATCGTCATAGTAGTCTATGGACAGGGAACTCAGGAAGACGGCCTTGTATTCCGGTTCCATCCTGTTGACGGGGCGCCCGGTGCCAATCTCCGTGCCGAAACTCCGCATGGCCTGTTTCCACGGATAGACTTCCAGAATGATCTGACCCGACAGCTCCTCAGTGACCGGGATGACGTAGCCGTCCGCCCCGTTGTAGGGCATTGCCAGAGTCTTGGTGTTCTTGATGCGGCCGACCCTGAACAGGAAGGAAGGGTCTTCACGGTCTCTGCCGTAGCGGTTGCAGGATTCATCCATGTCGTCATTATCGACTGCCACCTCGAAGATGGTCTTCGAGGCCGACCATGCCGTCCCCGTCCAGTACTTGTCCCCGAACTTGAGTGTGAGGCGCATGGTGGCCTCAGCGGCAGGCCCGTACAGTGACAGCCCGTCTCCGTCCTTGTCGTAGGAGTTCCAGACGTTATTGTCCGTGTCGTGAAGATAGCAGAACATCGAGCTCTGAAGATTGGCTGAGAGGCACAGAGCTCCGTTCCGCAGCGTCATCAGCCCCTGAGACCTGACCGTCAGTAGCGGCTTGTCCTTCATGGCGGTGTAGTCATCGGATGATGTCGGCGTGAAGGGGCAGTAGAGACGGATGGCGCTTGAGAAGTCGTAGTTGAACTTACTCGATTCGACCTTGTAGCAGTCTATCTTAACCACGTCTGCACGCATCCCCGACTTGAGGGATGCGAGGTCGGTTGCAGGTGCATAGGGGATTTCAGTCGTGCCGCTGTACTGGTGGCACTCGTACTCCAGACAGTCGTTGTATGCGAAGGTCTTGGTCGTTCGTGCTGAATCGTCAATTCGTGTGACGCTACAGGATGAGGCAGCCTCGCCACTCCTCTCCGTATAGACGGGACTGCCTATTGGAGACCCGACGTTGGTCAGCTTGGCGTTGACCGCGACCTTCCGTGAACCCTGCATGCAGGTCTCCGTATTCTCGCTCCCGTTGAGGGTCGTGGCATCTATAGTGACGGTGCTCGTCCTGTGCTTCGTATCCGTAGATCCGACCGCAGTTCCGTTAACTATAGCCAGCAGCTGGGCTCGCGTGTATTTTCTGTAGAAGGAGCTCTCGCTTGTGAAGATGAGGCTCAAGCCATCCTCTACAGCCGACCATCCCATGAAGTCGCAGATGGCCTTAAGTACTTCGCTCCACGGCTTACCTTCGAACTCCTCGTAGTCGGCATCGTCAACCGTCTTGGTATTCTTGGACAGGAAGCAGTAGCGTGAGATCCTGGTGTTCAGGACGCAGTGGATGTCAGCCGTCGTGGCAGACTCGGTGACGGCTTCCGTCGCATATCTTGGAAACCAGACACAGTCGTACTCAGCACCGACGGCATCCATGGCCTCGACTATCAGCTGTGCGAACTTGCACATGGACGATGACATGCCCGACGGGGCATCCTTCGCTATCCTGGCCGATTCCATGGCCTTGAGAGGGGAGATGATGGGGTATTCGCATTCATGGACGGCGGTCTCGTACTGTGACGAGTAGGAGGACGCCTGAAGATATCCCTGCCAAACGGCTGTACCGCCCTTGGTCAGTCTGACATAGTGCTGAAGGTTGTTGGCCGTCCTCATGGCACGGCCGCCGGCAGTCTCAATCGTCCTGATGTATCCTGTCTGCGAGCGCAGCTGCATGATGATGTCATCTGTGTTCTCCATCGTGACCGCCATCGGCTGACTGGCAGGCTCCAGCTGGACGGGCTGGCCTGAATAGCCTTCTTCATAGACTGATGCGACATAGCTCGCACCGCTGATTGATGTGAACGGAATTGTCCATTTGACTGCTCTGCTCATAGTGTCTTCTCGATTTTCCTGGCCTCGGCCAGAAGGTGTTCATATTCGTCCTGCGACATCTCGGCCGTCTCGCTGCCGTCCCACGGCAGAGTCATCCCAAGGTCTTTTCCGGTCAGCATCTTGTAGTTGACCGATGCCACCAGACGGCTCTGCTCCCATCCGCTACGGCTTCGCATTGCAAGACCGACTAGGTAGTCGGAAGCCTCGGCGATGGTCATCGTGCATAAAAAATAGTCGGGAGAGCAGCCGCCCTCACCGACTATCCTCTGGTACAGCTCGCGGACGGTCAGGCTTTTTTTTTATCATCAGAGCCGGAATGCTCGTTGTCGGCATCCCGCGACAGGGCCTCCGCCTGCTCGCCGTACATCTCTGTGAGGGCGGCCGACATGGCAGGACTCAGGCTGCGGACGAACGCCTCGAAGGAGACGGCTTCTGCGAATCCGTCGTTAGCCTTGCACAGGATGCACCAGAAGAGCAGGTGCAGGCAGAGCAAGCGGCTGGGGTCGAAAGGCATGTCCTTTCCGGCAATGACCTCGTAGAGGTACATAGGGCCGAATATGGAGTCTATCCTGAAACTCCATGTCCGGCCCGCTATTGTCACTTCGTACTTCTTCATCCTTTTCTCAGATTAAGCGCCAACGGCGTTGCCGCTGCTGGTGGACGAATCCTGCTTGGTCAGAGCGCCGACACCCTGAAGGTCGATGGTGCAGGTGGCATTGTCGCCGGTGGCTGCGTCCATGGAGAGCGAGGTGATGATGGCATTGCCGGTATAGCTGGGCGTTGAGCCGGAAGCGGTGGGAGCGGTCCATCCGGTGGCGGGCACCTGGCCTGAAGCGCCGGCAGGAATACCGACCACTACGGTGACGGGAGAACCGGCACGCCATGCTGCGAAGAGCGTGTCGAAGGAGTGCTGGTTGTTGTTGGCACCTACGGCAAGGCACACGAGAGACTGGCAGTTCACCGACCAGTCGAACGACTCGACGGAGGGAGCGGGCCAGTTGCCCGAGTCCTTGGTCTTCTCATCAACGGTGTTAGCCGTCAGCGAAAGATTGCAGGACTTGGCAAGGGCTACGGTCTTGCCGCCGATGAAGAGCATGAGGGTTTTCCCCTTGATTGCAGTTTCCATTTTTCGGTTAGTTTATTGTGGTGATTGTAAAATTCATCTGTAGCGAGAACGCGTCCATGTCTTCGATGTACTGCACCAATCCGACACGGATGAGACGGCAGGAGTCAACGGAAAGGCCCGTCGTGCTCCATGTCGGGGCAGACGTGAATTTCTCACGGATATTCTGCGCTATATCGATGAGCGTGGAATAGTCGCTGCACACCACGTCGATGAGAGCGGAGCAGACATCGCCGCTCTCGCCGTCGCAGGTCTGCTCGACACTGTCCACTCCCTCGTTGTGCACGACATACGGCAGTGCAGGCACCTCAGCTGGACAGACGACCGGGAAGACGCGCATCCCGACCTTCTGCCTCATCCATGTGTCCGACTGTGCGGTCAGGATGGCATCGATGTATTTTCCAAGTTTCAGCGACATGGCTTTTTTATTTCGTCGGTAACGGCTGTTCGGCCTACCTGAGAATTTCGCCTCTTCCGGTCCTTCGGCCGTAGTTGTTGATGACGGTCACCAGCTGCTCGCCGGTGATGTAGGAGCGGCCGCCACCGCCGCCGATGGAGCCTGACTTGATTGACTCGTAGAGATTTCGCTGGTCGTGAGCATTCAGAACCATCTCGCCGCTGCTGACTCTGGCTGTGATGCCGTCGGTGAAATCAGATCCCGGTACGATACCACCTTCAGCGAACTGGATGTTCTTGAATGTTGAGACCATTCCAATGATGCTGGCCGTGACCGTGGCAATAGCGGCTATTTTTCCCGCAAGTGTGGGCGTTTCTGCCACGGCTTCGGCCGTTCCCGCCGCTGATGAGGAGGCGAAGAGGGTGGTCATGGCCGGGACGATCTGAGCGACCATCTGGACGATGGCACCCGCTGCCGCCAGTGCGTCGCTGCCCGTTCCCTGAATGGCCATGCCCAGAGCGGCGAACGAGCCCGCCAGCGAGTCTATCATCTCACGCCGCTGCCCTATCTTGAGCAGCTGTTCGTTATAGTCAGCCAGCTGCTTGGTGTTCAGCTGCCCGGTCAGACCGTTGAGGCTGCTCATCACTCCGCTGTAGTCGGTTCCGCCGCTGATGGCCTCAGGAACATACGACATCGCATAGGTCACGGCCTGTTTCTTCGGTTCTTCCTTGGCGGCGAATCCCTTGAGGCCGCCGACTGACGGCGCGGACAGCGCAGACATAGAGCTTCTGACAAGAGTCTGAGTCTTGGCAAGGTCATCGTTCATCTGCTTGATGTCGGAATTGATGGTCTTCGCAGTCTTGTCGATGAGACGGCCTGAGTTGTAGATTTCCTGCATGGTGGACATAGCCTTTTGAAGTTCCTCGTCTGTGTCAACCTCAAGCAGCGCATTGAAGACAATAGGAGTCTCGTACTGGGCGGCGAGTGCCTTCTTGGCAGCATCCATCTCGGCTCTGAGCTTGTTCTGAGCCTCTGTGGTGCGGACATCCTGCAAGACAGGAAGACCGCCTGCCATGGCCATGCTCGTTTTGGGATTCAAGGCGTTGATCCTCGTCATGAAGCGGTCTTCAATCTCCTTGAGCCTGTACAAGTATTCGGAATACTCGCTGGCCAGTTCCTTCCGCTGCTCGGCATAGTCTGCCTGAGCATCAATCCTGAATACCTTGTCGATGGTTTCGGCGCTTATCTGGTCGGTTCCGATGAGCCCCATGGACTTGGACGAAATCTCGCTGCTGATTTTCTTAAGGGCAGTCTCGGCATAGACGTTGCCGGCCTGCCGCCACTCCTCCAGCAGGCGCTGGAGTTCCTGTGCCGCCGCCTGCCTCTCTGCAGGTGATGTTCCTGACTCCCTTGCTATGACTGTACGCTGCTCCTGGATCTGCTCACGGATGGAAGCGGTGGCATAGTTGTACGACATCTGTGTGTTACCGAACTGATCCACCCACTGAGCCGCCTCGCGTGCAGCGGATGCCGCCTCCTTAAGGTTGCGGACAAAAACATTCAGGTTGCCCTGATTGATTGAAGTGAAGAAGTTGTCGGTGACACCCTTGAGCGAATGCAGGGTGATTTTGAACGCATCAGCCGTTGTCTGTGTAGCGCCGATACCCTTCTTGAGTGCAGCCAGTCCGGTCGTGGCCAGCGAGAGGGCGGGAATCATGATCTTGAACGCACCCATCATCCCCTGAAGGGCCTTCGTCCCCACACTGCCTGCCGAGTTGAAGCCGCTCAGGCTCCTCTTGGCATCGTTGATGCCTTTCTGGTACTTCGTGGTGTCGGCCACGATGCGAACTATCTTGTCTGCCATATCCTAGTTTTTATCAAATGTCTTTCCGATAAGAGTGTCGTATGCACTCGAAATGATGTCAACCGACTGCTCGGCCACCCTTGCACCCTGCGAGAAGAACTCCCTCTGAGGAAGTGGACCTCTGTCGCCGCTGCCACCTTTTCTGTTTCCTCGTTTTCCCGCCATGCGGTTCCCGGCCGGGATACCGGTCTCCATCCAGTTGAGGATGAAGTTTCTGTCCTGTCCCCAGTAGCCTTCCATCTGCTCAGTACGCTGACTGATGAAACGTCTTCGTCTGACACCCGACTGACCGCCGCTCCTGACGACAGAGGCTGAGAATCTGGAGGATTTCTTCGATTTGAAGAGCGATACGTTTCCGCCGAGCTTCTTCTTGTAAACCATAAACTTGACCGCCTTCCACGCCTGACGGGGGTCGTTGGGGACGGCCGCCCGGAACGACTGCTGGACTGCATCCTGAACCCGCTTCATCTCCGTTCGGACGACACGCCGCATGGTGCCGTTGACGTTGATGGTGCGGTCAAGCTGGTGAAGCTCCTCCATCTGATGATGAAGGGCTTCACTGAGCTGTTCCTGAGTGTAGAAAGTTTTGGCCATACAGTTCGTAGTGCTGACGCAGTTTCTCCTCCAGTGCGGGGATGTAGCCTTCAGGCGAGTTGGTAATCCAGATTTGCGAAGCGAACGCCTTGTCGATGTAGTTCAAGCGAGGGTTCGGCCGCCATACACCGCACCGCTGGTTGTCGGTCTCTATGTTCAGGTAGAGCGGCCTTCGGTTCGGGTAGTTGATGTTGAAGTACAAGTCCTCTATGCAGTACGAGTTGGTGTCCATCTCGAAGCGGTCGTAGATGGGCAGCAGCAGGTCCCACCAGAACCAGCAGGGAATGTGAGTTGTGTAGTTGACGGTCGGGCATCCTATTTCCTTGAGTAGCTTCTTCGTTCTGGCCTTGTCCCGCTGCCAGCGGTTGGATGCCTCGAGGTCGTTGTAGCCTATGTCGGGGCCGTTGGCCTTGATGAAGCGGATGTCGGCGATGTCGAAGTCGTTGACGGCGTAGTTGTCGTCGGCGGCGAATATCATGCCAGTTGACTTCGGGAAGGTCTCGTGAACCTTCTTGAAGCAGCGCACGAACTCAAGGTGCTTGATGCACATGCCCTGCGACTGCTGATGCTCGACGCGGGGCATTTCAATGAAGGTGATGTCCTCGGCACCGTCCACGATGTCGTGATGGTCTCCGATGACCACTATGCGGTACCTCTCGCAGAAGTGCTTCCGCCATCCGGCGACGGCCATCTCCAGTTCCCGTCCGTCAGCCTGGCAGTCGAGATACGGAATGACTACAAGATAGTCTTCCTGCTGTGCGGTGGCAGCCTCAACGGGGAGGCTTTTCTTGGTCTTAGTTGTTTTTCCCATGACTGTATTTTTTAAGTAGAATGATTCCCATTGGTTTCTGTACGGCTGGTGGCATCCCATAGGCAGCACGCCTGTCTGACTGAAGCACCATTCCGGTCTGTTCTGGTAGCTGAAGCGCATGGCCGTCTCCAGCGGTGCGATGTTCAACTTGTCCTTCAGGTGGCGGCTGAATACAACATCCTCTGCTTTTCCGGCGAAGCGGCTCATATCGGTCTCCCGTGTCACTTTCATGAATGACGAGACCTTCCTGAGTGAGAAGCCGCCGTTGCCTACCTCGAAGCTCCTGCCGCAGCGGTGCGGCCCTCCGATATAGTCGTAGCCCAACTCCATGAACTCGTCCAGTCTGTCCTCATACGCCCACGCATCCATCTGGCAGATGAGCATGTAGTCGTAGGACTGGAACCAGTCGTAGAAGTCATCGGACTCGCACAGTCTGGAGTAAGAAAGTGTGCTCTCGAAGTACGAATCATCGAAGTCAATGCGGCCGAAGCCGAGTCCCGGTTCATAGTCCGTTGACATAACCAGCGACGAGGGGCAGACGAAGAAGCAGTCACGCTCCCTGAACACCCTGGCCGTCTGCTCGAGGCTTGCCAACTCGAAGTTGTTGAGGTGCTCCTTGTATGCCGGCACCACTACGGCACATGTTTTCTCCATCCTTCAGGGTTTTTGCGCTCGATAAATGGCTGTATAAGCCCCTCAGGTCCGTTTCAAACCTCTCTAAGCGAGCAGCATGCAATCAGCCATCCTTCATCTTCCATCGCTCCTGACACCTCTATACTAAGAGCGGCGGCCATTGAGACCGCCGCTCTCCTGATGTGGAAGGCTCAGTGCTTACGCACCGGCAGTGGATGAAGAAGATTCGGAACCGCTGCCGCTGGGTTCGGTATCGTGAGTGCCAAGGGCGAACGCCTCGATGTAGAGGTAGTTGATGGCCCAGTCGGCGTTGATGGTAATCTTGATTTCGTCCTTGTCGGCAAGGGTGTACGGGTCGATTATGAAGCGAACGTCACCGAACTGGCCGCAGGGCAGGTAGTCGAAGGCACCGAAGGCGACGAAGTTCATTCCGCCACGGTTGATTTCGTTGGTGCAGTATATCGGATAGCCGGCAATCTTGCCGTCGCGGACAATCATGATACCGCTGCCAGCGTCGATGGGAGTAGCCTCAAGTTCGGCCTTGGTGAACTCGTCCATGACATAGGCGAACTTGGCATTACGGACACCGTGGATGGCCACGAGGCTCTTGAGGGCAAGCAGCTCCTTGTAGGTGGGCAGGCTTCCTGCGAACTTCAGGTAACGGCAGGCCTTCTTCTTGGCCTTGGTGTCAAGGGAAGCCAAGGTGGCGGCAGTGCCGGTGGCAATCTTGGCGAAGGGGCCGTAGTTGACAGAGCCGACGGCGGCAAGAGCAGGGTCGGTGTTGAAGATGTGCTCGTTGAGCTTGAAGTTGACGGCACGGCGAACCTTCTCGATGATGGCAGCCTTCAGCTTCTCGCCGCCCATCATGATCAGCTGGTTGGTGATGGTCACCGAGCAGGACAGACGCTTGGGTGAGGGTGAGAGTTTCTTGAAGTTGGGAGTGGTCTGGGAGACCTGGGCGCCTTCGTCTTCCCATGAAGCCTTGAAGTTGTCAAGGAAGGGCCAGTTGTAGTTTCCGTGCTGACCGGTCTCAACGGGGATGCCGAGCTGGTCGTAGATAAGGCCGTACTCGTCGAGGGCAGGAACGATGTCCTTGACGGTGAGCGGGAAGTTGGCGTCAACGCCGCTGGTGCCGGTGGTGACCTCACGGCCGAGGACGAACTCCTTCTCGCCGCCGTTCTTGGCCTCGCGGAAGATGTTCACGAGCTTGGTGGCCTTTTCAGCCTCGCGGGATGCGAAGTTGACGGGGGCATTCTCACAAGTGACGCTAAGGTCGATGTACTGGATCTTCGAGGAAATCTCGCGCACTTCGGTCTTTTCGGCATCGGTCATTTCGCGGTTCTCGCTCTTGACGAGGTCGCGGATTTCGCGCAGGCGAATCAGGTGGTTCTCCTTTTCGCGGAGCAATTCTTTAATGTTCATTGCGATTCGGTTTAGGTTAATGATTATTGATTATTGATGATTGATTCGATTGTATCGATGTCCATTCGGACGGCAGCATCATGGGCAGCGGCTGCTTCCCGCTTCTGCTCCTCAGTCTGTTCATGGAGTACGACCCCATGGCTCTCCACCTCGCGTGCCGAGACGCTGGTCTGCTGGTAGGCAGGGTCGCTGGCGATGGTCATCTCATAGATGTTGTCAATTGAGTTGACATGGCGCAGCAGCACACCTTCCTCATCCTTCTCGTAGCGCACCGACGTGTTCTCGTCGCTCCAGTAGGTAAATGACGAACCGGCAAGGTCTCCACGGCGGACAAGTTCCAGAGCGGTCTCGCCGTCAGGTGTGCGGGGTGCTTCGAACTCGTACTTAACTCCACGCTCGTCCACTGAGAGCTTGAGAGTTCCGCTGCCCTTGCAGGAGCGGGCTATGAGTTTCTCGCGGTTGTGCCACAGCGTCATCTTGATGTCTGAAGCATTCAGTTTCTCCATGTCGATGGCCTCCGGATGGATGATTTCACGGTACGGTCCCTGGTACCAGTCGGCGAGCAGCTGCGACTGCTCGTTGAAGACTATGGCGTAGCCTTCTATCATGCGTGACTCGACACCTTCGCCGGCCTCACGCAGTCTTGGCTGGTAGAGACCGCCCTGGTACGAGCGAATTTCACGTTTCTGTTCCATGTTGTTTTTATTATTCTGAAATTCCGTCTGTTCGGCCTACCTATGCACCACTGCTGCTCGACGAGCCGCTCCCGCTCCCGCTGCCGGAAGACTCTCCGCTGCCAGTCTCAATCTCGGTGGCCGTGATATAGATTTCGTCTCCCTGACGGTTGAAGGACGTGATGTCGTAGAGTTTCCCGTCCCAGCGCAGGCGGCAGCGCTCCTCCAGTATGGACGAGCGGCGCATCGTAACGGCTATGGTGCCGATGAGGAACTCATTGCCGCTCTCGATGGCCCGCAGGCCCTTGATGAACTTGACGGCAGCCCATCTGGTGCCGGCCTCAGTCCATGAGACTGACTGCTGCCCGTACTGGCCACGGGTGATGACCGGTCGCAAGATCGTCACCCTCTTGTCCATCTGTCCTGCTGCTATCATAGTTTCCGGTATGGTTTGAGCAGCACGTCGTAGGCCATCGGCACCACGGTCTGGGTTACGGCACTGACCGACTCACGGTTCTTGTAGAGGTGACTCGCCAGCATCAGCATGGCAGTCTTGAGCGACGGAGGAAAGGTGTCCTCAGTGGTGGAGACGGGCAGGCCCATCTCCTTCCGACCAATCTCCTTCAGCTCGGCCACTGTGCGGCGCGTCTGGTTGATGACTGTATTCTCAGCCGTAATGCCGATATTGCAGATAAGAGCATCTTCGGTATCCTCTTCGACCCGCATCTGGCTCTTGAGTTGTTCCAAAGTGAGTATCCTAAGCGCTAGCATTTCCGTTATTGTTTGTGCCGCCGGACAGTTTCTGGCTGCCCAGTTCGGCAAGGTTGGTCGATATGTAAATCTTGTCACCGTCCTTGACTGGTGCGACTCCAGCCTCACGGCGCAGGTCGTTGATGCTGGCCTGCCCGGTTTCAAGGCGTGCCTTGTTGTAGGCCGACTTGGTCGTGATGTCCAGCGCCAGCAGGGTTGTAATGTCGAAGATGTAGCGGTAGTCGAGGTATGTGTCCTCGTTCAGCAGCTTGGCATTGAACTCACGCTCGATGCCCTCCATCAGCGGTTGCAGGCACTCCGAATAGAGAGCCGTATCGTCTTGCTCTGCCGACTTGTAGTTGCTGGCCGTGTCTTCCATTAGTTTCCGCACCGGGACTCCGAAGAATCGGGCAATCTCACGCACGGTGAACTTCCGCTCGTCGAGGAACTGGAGGTCGGCCGAAGTCATGCTCATGGGCGTGATGACACCGTCACCGGGAATGGTGATGATGTCGTTCCCGCTGTGGAGCGCGTCCTGAATATCCTTGGCCAGCGAGTTCAGCTCATCGTCCTGGTATTCGCCGAACCCCGTGACGGTGTTGTTGTTCCGGAGGAACGCCTTGATGCGGCCTCCTGTGGCAAAGCGCTTGAGGGTCTCGTTGTCTGCCGTTGCGGCAATGGTGAACGTCTTGCGAGCGTATTCAAGGGTCGAAAGGCCAAGATAGCCGTCCTGACAGGTGTTCTTGACGTGGATTATCCCGTCCGACATCGTACTGACGAATATCTTGTTGATAGGATCGTTGACGTGATAAGTGTTGTTGTACTTATCGAAGACGACCGAACCGGGGCTCAGAAGGATGAGCGCACTGACTGTACCGTCCCCGCCCCTGACCGGCCAGACATAGGCGTTGCCCTGAAGGAGCAGCTGAGAGACCAGTGTCCGCATGAAGACGAAGCTGTTCATTCTCCAGTTCGGCCGCATGCCGAGCAGGTAGTTGATGTGACGGCTCAAGCTGTCACGGTTGTCAACATAGAAGAAGCGTTCAGCACGGTTGAACGTCTCTAGCCTCATGGTCATCGAGGCTATCTTGGAGGATATGAGGTCGACGCAGCGATAGACCGCCGACACCTGCATGGCGCTTCGGTCTGTGCTGACCGGGATGACAGCCTCATCGAAGCTGGCACCGAAGACTCCTGATGTCCTAGGTGCTGCGGTCTCCTCGCGTTTCTTGGGGTTAAAGCCGAATAATCTCACGGAATATGTTTTACCATTCCTGAGATACGGCCTTTTGGCCTACCTGTCACGCAGATGGCGGTTGGCATCGTTCTTGGAAATGCGGTGACGTAGTTCCGTTCGGTACTGCTTAAGCATGATAATGTTCAGCTCCCGCAGCAGCGGCTCTATCTCTGGTGAGGTGAACGGCAGCTTCTTGAGCTGACTGTTGATTGCATCTATTCTTGCAAGTTCAGAATCTTCCATGTTCGAAGTTGTTGTATAGCCAGAAAGTCATTATCGTAGCGATGGCACCGTCCACCTTGTCGTTGGCCTTCCGCTTGACCGGCTTACGGTTGCCCATGTGGTCTTCATCGACATAGCAGTTGTCGAAGCACCACGGAAGGATGGGGGACGGGCCGAATACCACCCGTGACGGGTTGCTGTGGACGGCTAGCTCGAAGGATCCGACAGGAGAGGTGAATGCGCCGTAGGTCTGAGGGACGGCCTTGAGGATGTTGTCTGGGTTCGCCGTCTTGGCGATGGCGGCGCTCAGTGCATTGATGACCTCCTTGGCCTTCCAAGCGTCGTAGCCGATCTGCAATATCTTAAGTTTCCGGTTCCGCTCGAGAATGCCGTTGACTATCATATTGAAGTCAATGACCCTGCCGGGGCAGGTCTTGAGAAAACCCAACTCTTTCCAAATCCGATAGAGTTCCCGGTTGGGATGGTTATCAAGGCAGTACTCAGGCACATAGGCATCAAGCCAGATGTAGAACTTCCGCTGCGAGCGTATATAAGAATTATAGACCACAACCGACATATCGTCACAGAGCGAGAGGTCAAGGGCGCACATCGTCTCAGGCCTGCCGACGGCAGCATCTATGTCGAACCTCTCGTCCACCAGTTTCCGTGTGATGCGCAACGGCATCCAGTCCTGTATGGTGTCGTTGACGAAGACGTTCAGCATCTTCGTCTTGAACTCAATCATCCCTTCTGGGTCATGCTGTGCTTTTTCCCACTTATCCGAATACCAGCTCTCCTGGATCGTCACTCCGATATGTGGATTGCATTTTCTCCAGACCGATTCAAGCCCGAAATGCTCCTCATCCATTTCCCATGCGTCAGGCTGAAAGATGCTGGCAAACTGCGAGTCGTCGCTATATTCCTCGCGCAGCACCCTCTTAGCCTCTTCGAGCAGGAACGAGAACGGCCCGTTCTGCACTCGGCTGGCGGTGGTGATGATAATGGTCAGAGGTTCCTTCCTTGTACCCATTGAGGATTTCAGAACTTCAAGCAGTTCCGCACCCTCCGAATGGTCTCTCGTGTAGCGGGCCTGGGCGTACTCGTCGAAGATGACGAGCGATGCGGCCAGACCGTCCTTGGTCTCGGCACCTCCCGTCAGGCACTCGACGAAACTCTCCTTGCCCATCTTATTTCCCAGTTTCCACGAGACCCGCTCACGGTTGAAGATGAAGTTCTGTTTCTTCCGGTCAATCTGCATCATAATCTTCTTGATTTCGTCAAAGCAGATTTTCGCCTGAGGATAGCTGTTGGCCGCCGTATAGGCTTGAGCATTGGCATCGCCGAAGAACAGCTCGTTGACGGCCAGTGAGGCGGTCGATGTGGTTTTAGAAAATTTTCGGGGGACAAAAAGGATGGCATCACGCACCAGCCGCCGAAGCTCATAGACGCTTCCGCTCTCCACTTTCCTTGTCTGTGACTGCGAATCCTTCTCGCCCGGGGCAGCATCGCCAGCTCGTTCCCATCGGTAGAAACCCAGTATACTGGCGAACTGGAAGAACTGGATGGGAGTGAGGCTGTAGCAGCGGCGGCCGTCAAGTCCTGAGAACTTCAGCGACTCGAACATCTTGGCGAACTTCTGAATCTTCGACGGACGGAATACATACCTGTCCATCAGACGGAAGAACTTGATGACGGCCAGCACCTCATAGAGGTTGTGACCGTCAGGGTTCGCACGGACTTCCGACACATAGTCGAGCAGCCTTCCGTCAATTCGTTCGAGGCCGTACTTTCCGACATCAATGGCAGCCAGCCTGTCCGCCGCCGCCTGCTTGTATTCCTTCGATTCGTAGTCAGTCATTCTGCAGGTTCTGTATGAAGTTGTTCAGATCGTTAGAGTCGATTATCTTGTTCTTAGCATCAGTGTTCATGCCAAGCGCACGGAGGGCACGCTGTGCACGCTGGGCGTATTCCATATACAGCCGTTCCGCCGCCGATATGCTTTCCCGCTCATTGCCCTCACGGCTCAGTTCCACCGACACCGGCTTGTGGGATTCGGTCATGACTATAGCCGCCAGTTCGTCGGTCTTGACCAGAAGTTGTGCCACGATTGTGACCTGCATAGCAAGTTCAGGTGAATAGATGCCCTGCTGCTTGAGCAGTCTGATGATATACCGCTTCTTGCTCTCGACTTTCTTCAGGACATCGCCAGTGGCATCCTCCGCCACGACAACAGGTACGGCCTCAACCGGCTTGGGCTGCTCCTCCTTGGGAAGCGGCTTCTCGGTGTAGCCCCTCTTCTTGAGTTTCGTCTTGCAGTAGTAGATGATGGCAGCCGTATCCCCTGCATCAATGAGCTGCATGAGTTTCGATTCGACGTAATCGCCCTGAATCTCCTGCACGTCATCGGCGGCCTTGGCAAATTCGGGATCGTCCTCCCTCCAGTTGTAGTAGGTCTGGCGGGAAATCTTCATCGCCTCGCAGGCAGGAGTGATTATTCCGTAGGATGCCTTGAGCGCACCGATGAACTCCACCTTCTTCTCGTAGTCACGGGGTTTTTGCGCTCTCGAAAGTGCCTTCTCAGCCCCACAGGGCCGATTTGAGCCGCTTTCTGTGTCCTTGGTTGTATTCGTGCCAGTATTTTTCTTGGGTGCCTTAGAAGGCTTCCTGGCGGCTTTTTCGCCGTTTTCCTCTTCTTTTTTCATTTCTCGAACGATTTGATCCCGTCAAAATACTCTCTGTAGAAGTCGTAGAGGCCTCTGCTGACGCATATCTGCCCCTGTTCGGTGCGTGGGTTGGTTTCCACGTTGGCCGATGTCTGTATTCCGAAGTAGAAGTCCTCCGCCTCGTTGCAGCCGCAGAAAATCTTGGAATGGTTCCTGAATATGGCAGCACGTCCCACTTCGGGGTGTTCCTCGTAGAATTTCTTAATCATAGCCCATTCAATCCTGTACTGGCGGGGGAAGATTTCACCCAAATAGAGGTCGAACCGCTTAATCTTTCCAGCCTTGAACCACTCCTGAATCTGGAATATGTCGGCCGCCGTCATCACCCATGTGCTGACGAGTACATAGTCCAAATTATGCTGGTTGAGGACTATCTTAAGATAGCTCAGAGCATCGACATCCCCGCCCGTGATGAAGTTGTACGAATAGCCCTTCTGAAGTTTTTCGTACTTCATCGCCTCCAGCAGGCTGACCTCAGAGAAGGCACGGCGGTACATGTAGCGGTCGTCCAATTCTGTGTACTCCGTAGTACGGCGGTGAGCCCTCTTGGTCACCTTGCCACTCTCATTTTCGGCCGTTAGCGGTACGTCATTGCCCTGCTGGCCGAATCCTCCGAATGTAAAATCCATATCTTAATTTTTATAAATGTCAAAATCTGAGGGGCTCGCCCTCTTTTTGTGATACCCCACGGCCCCGATTTTTATCCGATTTTTCTCTTGACTTGGACGGTGGATTTGGAGGCTGCCGGGGGGTGTCCGAAAAATCACCCCCGGGGGTTTCCTTTTCCGTCCCGAGGAATCTTTCAGCGAACCGTCTTGTCCGCTCCTCGTTCCTTTCCTGAACCGCTTTCCTTGAGTGGTAGCGAAGTTCGGTGTGCAGGGCTGAGTGACAGTCATGGCAGACGCTCATCAGATTGGAGTAGTCGAACATAAGTCTCTCCATCTCGCTGTCACTGATGGCAGTCTCGCACGGCTGCACATGGTGAACCTCCGATGCAGGAGTCATGATTCCTGACACAAGACATCTTTCGCAGATGGGATTCGCAGTCAGCTTACGGTGACGGAGCTCCCGCCATCTGGCCGACTGGATAAGACGGTTGTATCTTCTGTCCTTGCTCATATCCTTGAGCGCTTGGGTACGTTGCCGTACTCGTTCTGTGCATACTCGGCACGATGCTCCGGCGTGAACTCCGTGGCCAGATAGTAGAGGATCCGCATGTAGGACTGCTCGTCTATGTGAGCGCCTATACGCATGAGTCGCAGCGCCAGCTTGGGGAACAATAGTTTAAGCACCGCATCCAGTACAGCCGTGATGGAATGTGTATAGAACTTTCGACGGCCGTTCTCCTGAATGAGTTCGGTGCCGACCGTCTCTCCCTTGTCGTTCTCGTAGAGATAGATGGCGGTCGTGAGCTTCAGCCCGTCCTTCGTGGTTATTGTGCTGAAGTGTCCTTCAGGTTTCTGCCAGTCGTGCCAGATGTCTTTGAGTTCCTCAAGTCCCATTGTCATTTCCTCTTGTGGGTCGGCAATTCTGAGGAAGCATGAGAAGATATACTGGCAGAGTTCGTACTGGCTGGTGAAGCCTCCCTCCTCGGCTATCTTCTGCATCCGCATATAGTCACGGTGGCTGCATTTCCATCTCAGGCTGTGGTCTTTCATAGGCTTTTGAGTTTAGCAAGAAAATCGTCAAAGGAGTGTACGAAAATGTACACTCCTCCTGCCTTCTCCACCTGTTCCTTCACCTTCAGCTGGTCAGGTCTTGGTCTGTCCCTGCCGACCTTCACTTCTACCTGAATTGAGCGGCCATTGACTACCGCATTGATGTCTGCCATTCCCTTGGTGCTGCCGCTTCTGATGAACCGTCCCAGTCTGGCAGAGTAGGTGCCAGTTGTATTGATCCTCGAAGCGAAGTGACCGTTCAGGGTGAGCCATGTGGAGATGCATCTGGTCAGACCGTTGGCCGTATCGTCACGGAAGGGGTTCCGCAGGACGGCTGGGTTGTCGGGGTGCAAAGCTTTCTTGTAGGCATACCAGTCATTCTCCAGCTGTTTCACGCTCTCAGGCTTCCTGTATGGAGGCTTTTTCGGCTTCTTCGGCTTACTGATCTGCTCTCGCAGGAAATTCAGCACATCTTCGGTGTAGTCGCTCATGTATTGCTATTTAAGTTTTTCGCTAAAATCTTTATTAGACTGATTAGAGTCTGAATTTCTTTCTCAGCTCCCGTGGTATGAACCGCCGCAGGGATTCCAGCGGCTGACCCTTTCCAATCAGGTACATCCAAGCATCCCACCGTTGAGACTCGTGTTCCCTGAACGGCTGGCTGCACACCTGTAGGTTCTCGTTCGGATAGCGAAGCGCACACTTGTCCGATTCTCCGCTCAGATGGCACATGATGCACGCCTGCTCACGGGTCACGCCGTACTCGCCGAATGGTAACGATTGTTCAAAAATGTTATTCATATCTTTCGTCCTATGTCGTTATGAAGATTGAACTTCGATGCTTTATAGTATAGTTCTTGAACTGTCATAGTCACTCTACTTTAAAGTTGTTCGCAATTTTCCGAAGCAACTCCAAACAGGTCTCCGGGATTTCGTGAACCTTAGCCTTGCCGTTTTCGAACCACTCGATGGCGGCGATGGCCACGGCCTTCAGCTGCTCGTCGGTAGGACCGGTCTCTCCCTCCAGCAGCCTGTCAAGCATCATCTCCGCCTTGGCCGAGACGTTAGTGTAGTCATCGGCCAGTGCCTTGTGGTCTTGACGTGTCATCATCAGATTGTAGTTCAGCACCAGTTCGTCAAAGCCACGCCTGATGCAGACAACTGCATGGCGCAGGCTGCCGTCATCCTTGAGGCCAGCCGCCTTCAGAACGTCCATTGCCTCTTCGAACTCAGCATCCGCCAGTGTGTGGTATAGATACGACTTGGAGAGCAGCTTGCTGGCCTCATCGAGGGCGGGACCGAAATCCCGCCTTATCTCCTGAGGCGTGCGAGGTTTCCGCTTGGGCTGATTGGTGTTCACTGGGCGGTACATCGCTACTTAATTGAATGTTCGACTCATAAAATTGTACCATCCATCCATCCAATAATGTTGTTCATCGAACATTTCGTCTATCCTCTCCAATCGCTCCTCATCCGACAAAAGGACCTTGACCATGACATTCTGGTCAATGTTGTAAAAATGGAGAAATCCATCCTTGAATAATTTATATTCGCAAAGACTCCCGTCAACTAGGACAGGCGTGTTGAAAACCATATTTTCAATAAATTCATTCATAGTACAGCTGATAAGTTATTCCGTCACCCCGGCAGGACTGCCGTCCTGCCATGAGTATTCTTCGTAAATAGTCTCAGGGCAGAAGATGTCCCTGCCCATCCGCACCGTCAGGTGTCCGTTCTTCTTCTCTGTTACCACGTCGATTCCTTTGTAGATTTTATTCCCAAGCGCATCAACCTTGAACAGTAGCGGCCCGTGTGCCGCCATTCCTTCCAGCAGTTCCGCTGCCGTCTTGTAGGGCCGCTGGCCCTCCTTCTTGGCGAAAAGTTTCCTGATATCCATGTCACTTGATTTGAGGGATGAACATCCAAGCGACAACATCTCTCGGCTCGTCGCATTCGTCAAGCCATCGACCGTCCTCCTGAGGGGTGGCGATGAAAGCTGTGCAGAAGTCATGGCACAGCATCCGCTTTCCCGGTTCGGGCTTGTATAGGTTCACGCTTGTCCAGAAGTTTCCTTCCGTGGCATCCTGCCATCCGAGTTCGTAGCCTTCGATGACGGCATCCTCCATGTTCCTGATTCCTACGTTCTCGACGTAGGCTCTTGCTTCTTTGTTCATTTTTCAAATTGTAGTTTTATAGTTCCACCATTTTCTCACATTTGACAGTCCAGCCACGACTCCTCAGAGCATCGACGAGCGCCTTGTCGCTGAATGATTCGATGCTGCCGATGTGCACGGCATTCCGGTTATTGACATACTTCAGATTCCCGGTTTCCGCCAGTACTTCGTTGTAGCGGGCGAGGAACGCCTTGTCCTTCAGCTTCCAAATATTGACAACACTCAAGTTGATGCCAACAGCCTTGAGAGCCTTGTTGGCGCTACCCAGCTCCTTTATGGCCTTGAGGAATTCCATCTGCCTCTCATGTTCTGACGGGGCTTCGGCCTGCTGCTCCTCATGCAGGTCTGCCGATTCCTCTTCCGTCAGGACCGGCACCTTGGGTTCGACTGGTGCCACGTCAGCAGTCTTGTCAGTCTCCAGCGGTTCCCTGCCCTCGACCACATAGTCCGAGGGGAACCACTCTCCCTGCCTGAAGGCTATCTGCCCGTTACGCAGCAGGCTCAGGGCTCTGTTGACCGTGAATACAATTTCCGGTGCCTCTGGTTTGTAAACACTGTTCCCCGTCAGGATGGGGTTCCCGTACTTGTCTTTTGTCTGTTTCATAATTTTAGATTTAGTAAGTTGTTGATTTTCAATAGGTGTCATTTGGTGTCATTAGGTGTCATTTCAATTTGACACCTCGTTAATTAGTTGATTTTCAGTTTTTTAATTCCAATAATAGGTGTCATTGACCCCCTGTGTGAAGGGGTAGGGGTGCATATATATTTATATATATATGCCCCCTACACCCGAGGGTTGGCACGGGGTCAAAATGGAAGTTTGTCATTGTCTGAAAGCAGTTCATAGGTTTCTCCGTTTTTCCTGATTATACCGTTGGCTACAGCAGTCCTGATAGTCCGGTTACAGGTACTTTCACTCTTATTCGTGGCCTTCATCAGAGCGTTGGTCAGTTCCGTGTAGCTCATCGGAACTGTCAGCAGATTCTCCATGACAGTTCGCAGGTGGCCGGCATGGTTGGACGGGGCCGAAGAAGAGAGCTGTGGCATTCCGAAAGCGTCAATGCAGAAGCTGAAGTCGGCTGGCTTGGCGTTTCTCACCTTGGAGTAGGTTACTCTGGTGTCAACTCCGTCCACCTTCAGTGTCATGACCAGCGAGGACTTCTCATATATGAGCGAGCCGAGGTGACCTCTCGCCTTGTCGGAACTGAAGTTCTGATGAATAACGCATATGATGGCCATCGGCTGCTTCGACATCTTCCCCGAAGACATCTTCATAATTTCGCCGACTACCCGCTGCGACTCCTCGATGTCGTTGAAGTCGTTGACCAGGTCCTTAATGTTGTCGATGAACATGACGTTCGGGTTGTAGTCGGCTATGGCCTGCCGCACTATCTCCAGCCGCTCCGTCGGCGAGTATTCTCGAAGGCTGAGAACCTTGAGCGAATCAAGCGCTACGGTCTGAGCCTGAGAGGCCATTCCCAGGATCCTCCGCTGAACCTTCTGGACGTTGCCGAGAGCCTGTTCCGTGTCAACAAGAAGTACGGTGTTGAAAGTCCGAAGGTTCTCATCCCTGTCGGTCGTGAAACCGAGGCACTGGCTTGGCTGTGCCCCGATGAGGGCAGCCACAAATGCGCTCACGAGATAGGTCTTTTTCGAGCCTGAGTGTCCCTCTATGGCCTGAATGTCCCCTATATGGCAGAACTCGTCACCGTCCTTGCATAAGACGGCCACGGGATCCTCAATGGGCGTGGCGGGGTCAACAACAGTTGACCTCCAGTTCAGCACCTTGAGTTCCTTTGTCGGGTCCGTCGGGTCGAATGGCTTAATTATTCCCGTCTGTGGCATACATTGATTCGATATATATGTGAAGATGAACGCGGTCGGCCTCGTACCATGATTCGATTTCCACGTTCTGCCTGCCTTTGCCGAAGTTACGGATGACACGCACCTCGGCATCGGGGTACAGCTTGGCGGCCGCCATGAGCGGTGCAATCGTTCCGTCGGCACACATGGCGAAATAGACGAGCGCTGCCTGATCCTTCCGCTGCCGTGCGAGTTCCTTGACCTTGTCTCTGGCCTCAGAATAGAACTCGAGAAAACGGTAGCGGGACTTGGCATCCTCCAGCTCGTAGAATGCGTTCTGCACTATACGGGCCGACTCATCTACTATGGCCTTAGTCACACTATTCATTTCCGCTCAGATGGTTACGATTCTTCTCAGCCTTGTGGCACTCCATCAGCGCACCTGCCAGAGCGCCGGCGAGGTCTGAACACTCGGCCTCAGTCAGCAGGCTGACGTCAAGGTTATCAAGAGTAGTCATCAGCACTTCGAGAGTTTCTGAATAGCGCCTGCCCGATTCGGCGCACGGCATGAATACCGCACCGAACCAGCCGTTGGCGCTGGCGATGGTATCGCAAAGACTGTGTGCCCTGCATGTCCCGCCGATGAAGGCGGAGCAGCTGTCGCAGTTGTGCTTGGTCATCGTAGCCACCGGCACCATCCTGATGCCGTTGACCCTTATAACGCTTGTATCCATATCAGCAGCATGATTGCGAAACAGATTCCCCCAATAAGGCCAGGCACAACGATCTCAATGACGAACAACCAATTGACGACACGTCTGAAATCATCGTCGGCATATCCTCCTTGGTCACCGTAACATATATCCCGCTCCTCCTCACGCTGACCGTGGCAGGAAGGTCGAGATTGTACATCATTCTCAGTGCCATCTCCGTGAGATGCGATGGCAGCATCATACTTTTCATTGTCCTTTCTCCGGGCATCACATAAAGTCTGCACATTACTCATAAATGTTTTTTAAAGTTGAATAATACTGGTCTTCAGGCTCGGGAAGAGTCATCCCGAGTTCAGAAAAGGCGAACTGCTTCACCTTGGCGAGCATGGCGGCATCCACATCGTCACCGGGAATGGTTTCGGGCAGGCTGCCGCCTATGCAGTACCGTTCCCCGTTGAACTTCGTCTGGAAGAAGCGGATGACCTCGCGCTGGTCAAGTCCGCATGATGCTGCGATATGGCTGCACCATACGGCCAGCAGGCTCTTGGAGGATGTCCGGCGGCTGATGACGGGAGTGACGCTGATTTCATACTGGCCGTTACGGGCGGCAGCAAGGTAGCCGCCGACCTGCCTGATGGCTCCCGGCAGGTCGGGTACCTCGCCCTTGTTCTTCGTCACTCTCACTTTCATGGCACGGACTTTTTTACGCTGTTAACTTAATGTTAAGCCCCACGGGGCTCAAAACGGCAGGTCATCCCTGTACTGTTTCTGCTGCTGTTGAGGGTACTGAGCCTGGGGAGCAGGCTGCTGGTACTGGGGCTGCTGCTGCTGATACTGAGGCTGGGCATGCGCCTGTGCCTGCTGTGGCTCGAAGATGCCGCAGCGTCCGTCCCATGTCTGCGAACCGACAGGCACCGATTCGATGGCGATGAACATGTTCTTCGGGTTCTGGCTGATGTGTGCCGCCAGCTGCTCATCTGAGACGATGAGGTGACCGACGGTATACCACTGGGTCTTCTTCTGGCCCTGATTGTCCTGATACTCCCTGACTGGAGCGTTGATGTTGAATTTCTTCATAGTGTAAAAAATATAAATTAAGTTGTTGGTTAGTTCGTCTTATTTATGGCCTGCTGAAGCTGCTCAATCGTCTCAGTGTCCATGTCGTAGTACTGGGACAGAGCGATGGCTGTCATGCACTTCTCTCTGGCCTTGATCACAATCTTCTCCCAGTCGGCATCGGATATTAGCAGCGTCCGCTTGGCCGCAGACGCTGCCTTCGTCTCCTCTGCTATAGGCGGCGAAGGATTCCGCCTCGGCTCGTACTTGGAGGAGTCTGCCGCCCAGTATACGTCGGCTGCTGTGCCAAGTGCCTTGCAGGAGACGGAAAGGGCATCGGTCAGCGCCATCTTGTAGCACTCGTCAGACGTATACTGGCCGCCCCTCTCGTTGGCGATGAAGGCGCTGCCTCCAGTACCGGGAACGGCATCAGACCACTGACCCTCCCACTTGTAGAAGAGGCTGATGTTGCAGAACGCCATTACCTCTCCGTTGGCACCGGGTTCGAGCCACTGACGGTCGATGCTGTACTTCCAGCCGATGCCGCACGGCCCGAAGAGTTCGGTCAGTTTCTTGATTCGCCACATCGGATTGATGTCGGACTTGCCTTTCAGTCGGCCCGCCTGAATGGCCTTCAGTGCCTCTTGGGGGCACTGACGTGATTTCTCGTATATTTCAAGATTCTTCATCGGTAAGTATGATTTGATGGGAGTTTACGGTCTGCTCAAGGCGAATCAGGCCCTTCATCTTCAGGACGGCCATTGAACTCCTCACCTGGCGGCAGAACTCCAGGTACGTAGGCATCGTCGGCTCCTTATGAGAATCCAGTTTGTCCTGATGCATGG